CAGCACCAAACTGACGAGACTTCTCACCGAAGTCAGCACCAAACTGACGAGACTGCTCTCCGGCTTTCTGTGCTTCAAGGTCGTACTGCTGGTTAGCCATCCGTGCTTGAAGGTTATTTCTAGCCTCCAAGTCCTGCACACTAAGTTGTGCCCTGAGGTTAGCGTCCTTAACACTAAAGCCCGCTGCGCGGTCACGCTCGAACTGCTGCTGCGCATTCTCATATGCAGACTGCATACCCTGTGCTTGAATATCACCCATCTGGCGCCCAAGATCACGTTCACGAGTAAGCCCAGCGAGAAGCTGGCGGCTACCACCATAAGTACCCTGACGACTCGCACCCAAGTTCTGCATCAACTGGGATTGTTGAGCATCTTCTTGAGCTTTGCGTTTCTGAACATCCAGCACGTTCTGGACGTATGGCGACATGTACTGCTGTGCTTGGTCGTTACCAAATTGCTCAGCTTCGCCCATCTGGAAATAGTTTAAGTTCTGATCTTTGATTTGCTGCGTAGTGAACTTCGTAGGGTCGTAGGTAGCAGCGGGAGCGTAGCTGGCAGCGCCGTATTGAGCAGCGGGGGCATAGTTACCGGCATTGAGCGCCGCAATCCCAGCTTGATTTGCCAAATTAGTAGCCTGACCAAACTGGCCCGGAGTCCCCATCCCAGCGACTTGACCCTGTAGGTCCTTCTGCTGCTGCGTGAATCCAGCAAGACGATCCCGGTCATAGATAGCAGTAGGGGTAGTGAGCAGAGACTGAGCACCCTGCATCGCAGCGTTATAATATGGTTGCTGAGCCGCACCTATGTTCGATGTGCTCTGCGTAATATTTTGTGTAGTAGTTTTAGCCATTACAAATTATCCTAACCCACGGGCTAACTTGGTGTCGTCACCACGCCCTGCCTGTTTCCGTGCCTTATGCGCCTTATCCATAAGCGCGTATAGCTTATCTGCACCGCGCTGAGGATTACCTTGACCGATGCGGCGAACCACATTTGCTGGCATAATTACTTCATCTCGAGCGACACGAGCAGGTTGATCCCTACCAATACGAGCAGGGACGCTATCGCTAACCCCATCACCCGGACCTTGCACCGGGCGACCACCCATACGGTTAAGAGCTTCCATACCAGCGTTGCTGCTACCGTTACCGATTTCAGATACCGTGCGGGCATCAAGCACAAAGGCTCCGTCAGCTAATTGGACTTCACCGCCACGGGCGTACCCTGTAGCTTCTTCTTCCTCGTTGGGGTCAACACCGCCCTGATACGCGACGGGTACATAGTTGTACATCGGCTGGCCCGTCTTGGCCTTTGGATTCAGCACTGGCTGCATTATCTGCGTACCGCGAATTGTCTGGGAACCCGGCTGCACAACCTGACCCATAGTGTTATAGATTTCAGGCATATCTACAGCAAAGTGACGGCGTTGCTTCGACGAAAGAGGGCCATTAGGGTCCAAAATGCGTTTTCTATCCTGCGCGTAGTACGGGCCTTGGTACGAGTTATCAACCTGACCTTCTGGCCCGGATACACCACCACTAGAAGGAGTAAGCGCTCCGCCAACGCCCTGCATAAGACCAGAAGCAGCTAGCATGGGAGCAGCTTTGGTAATGAAACTTGGAACGGCGCTGGGGATACCGGCTCTAGCAGCAGTACCGAAGTTTTGAGCGATACCCGCAAGACCTTGTTTAGCCGCAACTTGGCCAGCACCGGAAGCTGCTTCAGCCGCTGCACCGGAAAGGTCTACACCAGTCGCTACATTTGTAACCGCAGGAGCCGCTGTTTTAGCTGCGGCACCAAAAACATTACCAGCACCCAAACCACCAGCAAGTGAAGCACCACCATATGCGCTGAGGCCAGCCATCAGACCTTTCTTAAGGCTACCCGTTTTAAGAACAGAGCCAGCACCGACAATACCAGCCGCAGCTATTGCGTTCACACCCGGAATAAACATAAGGCCAGCGCCAAGGAGTGTAGGTATAAGCTTCTTGAGGAAACCAGCTTCGGGTAGACCTGTTTGCGGGTTGATTGTAAGCGAACCGCCATGTGCCATAGCTAGACCCTGAAGGCTGTTAACCTCATTAGGTGTCATATGGACAAGCATAGTGTCTTCGCCGCGACCTTGCGACTGGACCTGTTGGGCCATAGGGTAGTTAAGAGAAGGCAAACCACCGCCCCCCATCATCCCACCATATGGCTGTTCCATCTGCTGAAAGTCCATCATTATTTCCTAAACCGAAGTCACGGTCTGCCAAGCAGTACCGTTATATACACAAAGTTTGCCCAAAGTAGTATCAAAAACAACCCACCCCGCACTTGGAACTAACGCATTCTTCTCTGCTGTGGTTACGTTCTTAGTTGCCATGATACCATTAAATGTATCAGCCGTATACTTCTGAGCGTTGTTTGGTGTGTTAGAGTCAAGCTGTGAGAAGTAGTTCTCCAGTGTGCGTAGGAATTGCCGTATGTATTGCGCGTCGTATTCAGACGGCGCGTTGGGTAACGGCGGGAACCGGAATCTATCCATAGCCATTAGCGTGAACCATCCTGACGAACATCGAGACGCGCCGCACCAAGCTGCCACTGAACCCCAAGATTTTCTGACCTAATCTTAAACGCCATCTGACGCGCACGGGCACGCATGAAGACCTGATCGGTATAGACACCAACCGAAGTCTCGATGACACGCTGTGTGTCCGTAGGGTCTGCGCTGAACGTACTTCCGGGGAAGTTACGTGGGCGAATAGTAAGAGTAGCTTCCGGAGCAACCGCTGACGAGCCATCAAAGCTAACGTCAGGGATCATACGGCGCGTCAACATAAAGTTATCGCCATCACCGATGTCAAAGTCAGAGGACTGAATGTAGCTATCCATAGCGAGGGTGTCGTCGTCCGTGCCGTTTTCATGTTCGTAAAGAAAACCCGAACCTGTAGTTACCACGTTATTAGTTGTAGTAACCGGCGTATTCGCAGCTTGTGGGAATATACGTAGTGGAGTATCGAGCCATGCCGTACGGTCAATGGTGCCATAATACCATAGTTGCTCTAAGTGGTTATATATCACATAAGCATTGTTATAGTCGCTACTCGCCGTAGGGTAGAACCACCAGATTTCATTCCATTGCTCATTAGTGCCGGATATTATTTGATCGGACTGGTCATAGTTAATATCGTTAAACACATGGAGAGATAAGGTACAGTCCAGCGTCTCGACGCGACCAGTATAGACATAGAACTTATCCTGCCCCATCCAGTAGACAGTATTAGACGCAGATACCATACTGCGTGGGGAAATAACGGAGATGTTGTCCGCGTACTCCTGAAGGCCAAATACGTCCGTGGTGCCAAGGAACTGGAGTGTGAATAGATGCGTATCGGTCCAGACTAAGACTTCCTGCCGTGTAGGTAGGGCGCGGACAATACGTGACCCACGAGAAACACGAAGGTCACCAGCCGAACTAGTGGCCGAGGGAACCCAGTTTTGAGGGTTATCTTGGTCAGCCCAACGGATAAGAAGCGGATCAAAGGAGTTGGGAAGCACGCTGCCAAAGTCGCAGCCAAAAGCAAGCAGGTGCCTATCCTGCTGTGATACCAGCAACTGCATAATTTGAGTTGGTACGTAAGTAGCGTCACCTGCTGGGGTCGCGGCGGTTGCGTAGGCTTGTAGGGTTATAGCACGCGCAGCCAAAGATGCAGCAGGGTCAGTAGTAGCTAGTCGGTACCACCAGTAACCCGCACCATTGCGGATATTCATCACAAGGTCATTATCAAAGTTGTCAAACCACCAGTCACGCTGCGGCGAGCTAACAGGCGTAGTAGTAGTACCAAGACCCCAAGCGTCTCGGCCCCACGTACCAACACCCCAGCCATAACCGCCCACGGCAATAGCATTACCCGTATCAATTTCAAAACTGACTGTAATGGCTGCGCCGCCTCCACCAGCTACCGTCGAAGTAGCAGCAGTGGTAGTGGTAAAAGTGAAGGAGTTAGCGGGTGTGCCCACAGTCGCAATAAGGTGCGTTGTGTTAAGTTCGGAATCGGGGATACCACCTACTGCCGTAGCACCAGATACATCGACATAGTTATTCACGGTAGCGCTAGGGTTGGTGGCAAGCGTCATCGTTACAATGTTCGACCCAATCGTAGTATAAACCGAGTTGGTAGTATTAGCACCTGTGTAAGTTGGTGTAGTAGTTCGAAGCGGAGTGATATCATAATAAACACCTCCTGCCTCTATATAGGCTTTGGAATTAGTACCAAGCGCGAGGAAGTTATCAGAGTAAGATGTGACCCAGTTCCACATCTGGCGGCACACACCGACAAACGCCGTAGGCGTAGCTTTTACCCACCCACCAATCTTTGTTGGAGAGCCAGAATTAAACCTAACCTTGTCGCACTCATACCAGCCGCCCTCGTTGGAGTAGTCGGTCGTGTCGCGGTTCAAACCCGGCCTAAACTGAAGTTTGATGAATGGCATTAGTTTTGTGCCCTCAAGGCAAAGTCGTTAGTCATTAGGTGATACCCGAGCCGCCGATTGCCCACGTAGTAGAAGCAACTTTGACGCACGTTGCTAGGCCGTACTGAGCAAGTGCACGGGTACCCGTGCTAGCAGTGCCAGCTAGGAGTAGTGTATCTGTCGTAATGGATACGTTTTGACTGCTACCACTGTTGTTGAATATAATGACGGTTGTGCCCGTAGGAAACGCAACCGAACTATTAGCTGGTATTACTACGCCGCCTGTAGTGGTGTTAATCATCTTACCCGCATCAGAGAGCACTAGCGTGTAGGCTCCGGTCTGGCTGTTCTGAGGTAGGCCCCGGAAACCAATGGTATCTGCTGCTATTGTGCCTGTAGCCGTAATGGTAACATCTTGATCGAGTGCAGTAATATCGGTATTAGCACCAGAAGCGGCTACACCTAGAGCCGTACGCGCATTTGCAGCGGTGTTTCCGCCAGTACCACCAGACGCGATGGGAAGGAACGTACCAAGTGTCAGCGACGTAAGGTGAGTAGCGACGTCTACTACGTTCGTACCATTATTATACACCCACATGGTCTTACCCGTAGGGACCGCGATGCCGGTGCCTGTAGTGTTCTTGACTGTAACTGTGCCGTCTGTGGCGTTATTAATGATATACGGCTTTTCAATCTGGCATCCAGAACCAAGTATAAGGTTAAAACCAGCAGTCGCAGTGCCTGTTAGGTTAAGGCGCACGTTACGCGCAGACTGAGTGGCGTTTGTATTAGTCAGCGTAAGTGTGACATCGGCGCTAGAGAAGACGATAGGGTCCGAAGTACCCACAATCGCTTCTTCAAGCGCCGTGCCAAGGTTGACGTTCGTGGTGTTACCCCATGTGGTGTTGTTATCACCTGTGCCCATCAACTGAATTTTAAGGTTGCTATATGTACTTGCCATCTTTGTTCCTTACGTTGGGATTTGAACCCAGTTGGGTGTCTGGTTGTCGTCGATTATTTCCCAAATAAGTGGGCTAGTAACAGAACCAGTAGCCGAAACCCCCGTTAACAATACCGTAATTGGAATACGTACAATAACAGAACCAATAAATCCAGAGGCATTAACACCGGTAGGACTTACAGTCACGGGGAACGTAACTACAACTGTGCCAATAGACCCAGTGGCTGAGACGCCCGTCAGGGTTATATTAGCTTTACCACTTACGGTAACTGTGTCGACGGACCCAGTAGCAGAGACACCGGTCAACGTTACTGATACAAAGTTACCTGCATAAACCGTGCCAAGCGATCCGGTAGCTGTAACCGCAGTTAAGGTGACGCTAACGTCGGGGATACTCGCACTGAAAGGTAGAGCCGCGAAGGAGGTAAAACCAAACATATGTAATCCCTCCTTCCTACTAAGTTATTTTACAGCTACGGCATCTGCCCATGCTTTGACTGTCAAGCGGTGTTTTACACTACAATCCGTATACTTTGCAATGATATCAGCTTCCCAAAGCGCACGCTCAGGGTCAATAAGTACGAGTGGCGGGTTTTGAAGCGTCGGGCACTTCGCCGCTAGGTTTGCCGGTGGTAGCGGCATTGGCGTCACGGACACCGCTTTCGAGCACCCTGCGCAAAGCATCAGAACCAGCGCAATCAACAGGAACGGCAGGAGCCGTTTTATATATTTCACGTATGGTGTTGGTGCGTTCGGTTGCCACCACATCGGCTTGATCTCGTTCAATTTCATAGGTTTGCGAAACATTATCTACTACCTCTTGTTTTTTGACACGTAGCTTTTCAGCCTTCTCCAGCGCCTTTGCAAAAGCTGCGTCGCACTGCCAATCACGGACTTTGTACCCAGAGGCCGCACCAATAAGCAAAGCGCCTGCTAATCCGTATATCATTACTGGGTTGATTAAAGCCATATTGCGTACTTCTTTGTCTTAGCCTTGCGGTCATCTAGACCATGTGTACCACCATTAATGCGCTTTGTCAGCGCAAGTATTGCAGCGTCGCCTGTGCCTTGGTCGCAGATCGACCACAGCTTGTTCTTATCAAAGAACCACAAAGCGCTTTCGAAACACAGTTCACCCGCCACAAGGTCGGGGTCGTGCATTACTTCTGGTCGGTTGATGTAGTTGGCGAAGGCTTGGTAGTTGTCTTTGCCTGTAAGCTGGAGAGCGCCACGACCACGGAATTTCCACCCGTCCCCCGACGCTTCGTTGCCATTGCCCATGCGGTTTGCATATACCCGATTAGCAATCTTTTTTGGCTGGCGTTCATACGCCCTAGCCATTGCATCAGTCGGGAAATACTTGCGGAAGACACTGCGTAAACCTTTCGCACCATAGTTAAGGTTCTCGCTAAAAGCTTTGAAGCCGCCACTTTCATGCGCTGTTTGAGCAAAGAAATGCGCTGCCCTATCTGGCGAAAGTTTATAGAAAGCCGCAGCCTTTTTAAATGTTCCCGGACCGAACGCGCCATCTGCCGTTACTCCTATTTTCTGTTGAAGGTTAATCAAACTCATTTACCATCCTTCCGATTATTCCACAATTCAAAGAGCGTCTTGATCTTTTCCTCAACCACAGCAAGACGCACATCCATCTTAGCGAGGATGATGACCAGCGAAAT